CGCCCCACTATTAGATATAGGAGCAGTCCAGAGAGAATACTGGGAAAGAAAAACTGTCTATTTACCTAGCTTAGAAAAGTTACAGAAACCTAAAGGAATACGTGGTTGGTTCCAAAAAACGCACACACCTGTCATAGTTTTACGCAGGTTAAAAGATTCAGAATGGCAAAGTATTAATGACAAATTCCTTGATTTACGCACAGAATTGGCTAAAGATGCTAATTTACTACATGCTTTAGTAAATAAAGTGTCTGAAAAAGGTCATTTATCACAAGATGAAAAGAAATTTTTGTCAGTTTCTACACAGAAAGCAATGCCAATCTACATTGGTATGCTAGAATTGATGATTGACGAGCCTAAGATGGAATATTCACAGGTTGAGGCTCTTTTAGATATAGTTGACCAGCACGATAAGGACACATTGATGGCTTATGTCAATACACTTACGTCAGAAAAGATGAGTGTTGCACAAGCAGTAGCTAATGAACGTATGGATGAGGTTGACGGAATACGCACAAAAATGATGAGGGACTTGAAACTTGGCTGAAGAGTATGTAATCAGTGTTGTTTTGGAGGGTAACGCCTCTAGCATGACTAATGCAACAAATAAAGCCTCTAAAAGTCAACAAACGTTAAAAAAAAGCACTACTGAAGCTAATGTTGCCTTGTTGGCAAATATTGCAGTGTTTCAGGCAACAGTTGCAGCTTTAAATCAAGTAAGTGGTGGTTTGAACAAGTTTGCTGGTGCTTTAGATAAGATTGGTGCTAAAGATACTGCTAAAGTAGTAAGAAATGTTGCAACTGCGTTTGAGTTGGTAGCAGGTCCATTAGAAGTTATACTTGCAGGATTTACTTTCTACATTGTTCTATCAAGTCAAGCGGCGGCGGGCGCACTTGGATTCTCTCTTGCTAACTTTACACTTGCAGGTTCACTTACGGCAGCAGCAACTGCAATGGCTGGATTCTTAATTACTTTTGGACCTTTCTTATTATTAGTAGGTGTAGTAATTTTGTTAGCAAAACACTTTAATGTTCTTGGAAGGACTATTGATATTATAATGAATCCATTAGAAGCTTTTAGAAATACATTACAAGAAATTGCAGATGTAGCTACTTTGGTTGTTGATGGTTTATCTGCAATAGGAGACAGATTAAGTATAGCTGGTGGTGCATTTAGTTCGCCAACTGCTTTGATTAAGGGTGGTGCATAATGGCAAGTGATGGGTTACAGCGTTTGTTTATACCTAACACTTCACTACCTAGTGCAGAAGTAGTTGCTAAAAGCATTTTTATAGATAATGATGATGGCTCAGGAGTTGACACCACAGGTGATTATCTTAAATTTGGATATGATGATGCAAATAAAATTACATATAGAGGTATAATAACAGTTAAATTACCATTATTAGAAGATGTCTTTGGAGATGTTACAACAGGTTTGTACAATTCTGATACTCCTGTTGGAGATATAGAAAACATTGCAATACGGTTAGACCCAAGTATTTCACGTACAAATATTGGTAAGTATCACGTTTATAAGATTAAAAAACGTTCTACACAGTTTGCCACTGGAATAAATGGTACTTTTACTACAGCAGGTGGACACTCTACTAATCACATTTCTACAGATACAGTAACATGGAATGGTTATGCAGATAGTGAAATGAATAAAGATAGTGATGTAGATGGTCATAGTGCTGGAACTATTTTTTGGCATACTTCTGGTGCTTTTGTAAAAGGAATTGCAACGCAAGGCGCTAGTGGCGTTAAAACACCCACAGGTTCAGGCAGTCCTGATTTAGACCAAACTACTGATTATGGTCACGGAGCTAATGGTATTATTCATATGTTTAATGTTGAAAATCACAGTTCTAGTAATACCCTTACAATTCCTTTAAAAAAATTATTAGAATCAGATTCTTTTACTTGGGGAGATACGTTTCAATTATTAATAAAACATGAGGGTAAAGTTGATGAAGGTATAGGTCAAGCTGATGGTGGTGACGGTGATGCAAATTGGGGAGATGAACATTCTATTACTGGCACAGAAACAATGATTACTTGTGAAGCTAGCACGTTTGGTAGCTCTGTTAGTTCAAGTCTTGTACAGGTTGAAATAATATATAAAGATGCTCCACCTACAAAACCAATCATAAAATTGTCAGCAGACCCTAAAGATTTTAGAACGCCTATTGTTACTTTTACTACATTTCCTAGTGATGCAGATTTACAAACAGTAGCACTACATCATAATACATCAAACGCATTTACTTTTGATGGTGGTGGAAGTGACGTGAGAACAAACCTTACAAGTTTTAATTCTGAGACTTATCGAGATTTAGAAAGCACTAATTTTTTAAACACAGCAGGCACTAAAAATTATTTTTTAACTGCTATTGCTAGTGATAATACTAGTCATATCCAAGGTAATGTAATTAACAAAGGCCGTATGCAATGTTCAGGAGCTATTGCTTCTACAACAAGTATTGGAACTCAAGTTACCTTAACAGTTACTGGTAGTAATGGAGATTTTTCTGGTAAATTTATTAAGGTTGGAGTAAATTGGAATAGTGGTGCTTCAGATGATATATCTGATTATAGAGTAGTTACACTTACAGAAGAGTCAACTACAGCCCAAATAACGCACACATATGATACTAGTGGAGTCTTTCAAGTAAAATTGTTTACAGTAGATAGAGATGGATTTAGAAGTAATAAAACTAATGCTGCAAACACGACTGTTGTCAAACCAATAGGAACTACAGACCGAGAGGCAGTTGCTAAACTAAGTGTAAGTAGAGACACTGCTGTAAGAGCTAGATATGGTGATTCTTTTTCTGTTATTACTTTATCTGGTGCGCAAGGATATGCAGTTGGTAGTGACAAGCGTATAGGCACTTATTTATTCAAACATAATAACGGAAGTGACGCAAATCCACTAACTACAAATCCATTAGGTAATAATAATGATTCTTTTAATTCTGTAAGTGCTATTGTCAAACTTAGATGTAATCAAGCAGGTCGAGACGATACTGTTTTGAAAGTATGGGGTTGGTGTTCTGTTGAAGCAGATGGCACACCTGTTGCAGATAACTCTGCTAATTTTGACCATTATGAATGGCAAGTACACTCTGTTAGTCCACATGCTTCTGCAAACACAGTGGGCACACAAGCACAAACAGGTGGTGAAGATGTCTATTATAAATCTGTAGAATTTGTAGCTTTAGATGCTATTGATGCTGATGATAATGGTACAGCAACATCAACAGGTACAGTCAATAGGTATGTCTTAGTAGATGGTGCAGGAAATATAATTAATAGCGAAATAAGAGGAACTGCTAATGATTATTCTTTTGGTGGATATATTACCACTGGTGATATCACTGTTGCTTTTCATGACACTAATAAAACTATCACAAGAAGTAGTGGTAGTTTCTTAACTGATGGATTTGAAGTAGGTGATGTTGTAATGATTGGTGGTATGTTAGAGGATTCTGTAAATAATATTTTTACAAAAATTACAGCACTTACAGCAACAATTATGACAGTTGAAGATGATTTAGAAGATGGAGATGGTAGTAATGCTAATGTAAAAATATTCAAAGCACAAGGGCCAACTTTACAAGTTGCATCTTATGATGAGAGTGCTCCTACATTTACACATAAAATAGTTCCAATTAATATAAATCAAAGTTCAGCAGTAAATGATATTGAAAAAGGTGGAGCTGATGCTACAAATAATGCTCCAGTATCTACTGAAGTTACACAACAAGTTATATTTGAAAGTGAAGAATATCACACTTATGATTTTGATACTGAGGCAGATGCACGTAATATATCTATAACAAGCGCACAATTAAGCAGGCGTGGAGGTATTTCAGGTGTTATGCCATTAGGTCAGGGTAGGTATCCTATATCACCTACTAGAACGTCTCTAGGATTGCCTACAATGACCATTTCTGTGCGTGCGCACACACAAGCAGGTTACAGAAAACTTTGGAATCTTATACAAGGAGATAGATATGAATGGTCAACTATTGATTCTAAAAAGGTAGACTCGCCTGATAATTCATTTAGACAGTTAAGATTAAAAATAATTGATGGTACTTTGAATAAAGACCCTTCGCTTGCAAATGAATACACTGCTAATCTAAACTTTTTAGTAATAGGTGAGTTGGTTACGTAATGCCTGTACAGAAGGGGCATTTGTTACAAAGCCCTCATGTAGATATTGTTGTCGATGACGTTATTTTAAATGATGTTGTTTCTATAAATCTTACACATGAATTAGACAAAGCAAGAGTTTTGACATGTGTATTTAGAGGAGATGCTGCTTTACTACATTGTCGTTTAGGTTCTATTGTATCTTTAAGACAACATATAGGTAAACCTACTAGTGGAGTGTTTAGTGATGATAATTCTTTTTTAGGTATTATAAAAACTATATCTCCTTCAGATGAAGAACATCAGTTTATTGCATTTGATTTTACTACATTACTTGCAGAATCTCAATTAATAAATTTTAAAGCTGAAGATTATATTGGAGAGGATTTATATTTTGCAGCAGCAAATGCTTGTGATTTTAAATATCATGGAGAAGTTTCTCTTATGTCAAATACAAGTATTGATGTGTCAAATCTAAAAGGTGGTTCTGGTATTTTTATAACAGAGGATATGGATTTATTTGGCTGGAAGACTCGTAAAGAATTTATTGATGCTTGTTTTAATGAAATGAAAGTGTTAAGAGATGATGCACATCATCCACAATTTGCAATACAACAATTTCATTATGCAATCCATAAAGATAATATTATGAGTTTTTTTGCTCCAGACCCTTTACATAAACAAGCAATACCTTCACTTACATTATCAAAAGACAATAATAACATACCAGCAAAAGGAGTTGTATCACAGATAGATACTACTAAATTAGTTAATGCAATTACTGTAGTAAGTAAAACAGACTCTACTATTTATGCACAAAGAGAAAATGCTTCTAGTATTGCACGCTTTGGTGTTATATCTAAGTTTATACAATTAGATACTGATGACATAAATGTATTAGATAATGCGGCTGAACTTATCTTAAGAAGATTTGATAAACCATCTATATTCTATAATATTGTTTCTATAGAACCAACTAACTTACATCTAGGAGATTTGGTAAGAGTTAACTTACCACGATTAAATATTGATGAAATATTACCAATAACATCTATAACATTAGATATAGGTACAGAAATACAATATCAATTCAAAGTAGGAGAGAGAACTTTAACTTTACAAGAAGAGCTAGAAATAGTTTCTAATCCTACAAATAGATAGAGACAGACACCTTCATTTCCACTGGAACTTTTTATATATAAGAAAGAATATATCTTATATAGCTAATAAGCCGCCGTACCCCTCTATAATTTTTTTTAAAAAAAACGACACACCTTGTAATAGTTCCAGTGGAAACAAAGGTGTGTGTGCCTCTCTTTTATATCAAATCCATGGGTTAAACATTTTACTAATCTAAAAGTTTACCACATAAAATACATTGCCATCCACCTTCTACACCTATTTGTGCTTCGTGTTTACAATTCATGGTCAATTCTCTTACCAAGATGACTTATCTTAGGTTCTACAGCTTTCGAATGACCTACAATGTAAATCATACTATCATTATATCCATAGCTTTTTACACCATGATATTGTCTAGGTCTTTCCCATATACCCAATCTTTTATGATGATTGGGATGATAATCCTCTTTCATTTGTTTAAGCCATCGCTTAGCAACTGTAAGAGAATTGACACTTACAATCTTAGTTGCCATGTTGAACACCTTTCTCTGCATCAGCCATAGCTTCTAGTAACATTATCTTAGTTTTATTTCTGATTCGTTTCCAATCTTCACTAAATGTTTTTTCATCCATAGTGATGTCTAATTCTATATCAGCTCTCACTGATTCATATTGTCTAGCAGTGGGTCTGGTAGCCCCTAATTTTATTTTGAGTGACTTTATAATCATGTTTATCACCAAAAGGCGATATGACCCCCTCTATTTAACAATATCTATGGGTTAAACATTTTTATTAATAATTTTTACAAGCCCTATTTTTACAAAAGAATTAACAAATTCTTCTTCAGAATCAATATTAATGACATTTTTCTTTACATTGTAGATGTTTTCGTACGAATAACGCACACCATCCATGTATTCTTTATTATTTATTTCTTCACAAAAAGGATGTTTCATTTGCATGAACTCAATGAATCGTTTTGGATTTTCATAGTTGTAAGTGCTGCCGTCTAACCACTTGATTTGTTTCATGTGTATTATTTGGGGGGATAAGAGAGGGAACTTTCATGTGTGATAAACATGTATGTACAAAGTAGGTGCTCTCTTACCCTATCCCCTGTTACAAGGAAGCAAATATAAACGTGTGTGTTATCCGTTTATTATCTTGTCTTCTCTATCTAGCCATTGTTTTAGTTTCATGATGTGTTCAATACGATATTTGTACCGTTCACCATCAGTTACCTTCTCTCTATGATACAAAAGGGCATCATTTAGGGCAAATAAATGCTCTTTAAGGCCTTCTGTATCTAATTCCCATAGTTCGTATAGGTACTTACGTTCTACTAAGCTAGTTTCTTTTTTCTTTCTTGGCATTTTTCATGTCCTCTTTTGTTTTGTACATTGTATCTTTTGCGCTCAAGTATCGTAAAGCTTCTGTGATTCTAATCCACGCAATATCTAAATCGTGTGCGTTATCTAGTGAATCAGTAAGCTTTACAATATCTTCTGCTATTATCTCAGCTCTTATGTCTTCTTCTTTCATTCTTTCTCCTTCTTTGCTAACATTTCTTCATGTATTACATAAATCTCAGCGTTATCGTAACATAACGCACACAATCCCATAGATTTATTGATTACATATACTACACCTAACTTAGTTAGGTTGTCGCCACAATTATCACAACTATCTGTGTAATAGTCTTTCCATTTCTGTATCATTTCTTTCTCCTTTTTGTTATCCCTGCTTTATCACGCAATGATGATAATTTTCCATTAGATAAATTGAGTTTCTCCATCATTCGTTTAAAGGTATAACCTTTCTTATGTAACTTCTTAACCTCTTTGATTAACTTGTCATTTTCTTCTTTTGTGTAGTTACTGTAGCCGTTTACGTGGTGTTTCCATTCACCTCGGTAACTTACATGGCCATTTATGACCCTGTTAAACGTATTTCTACTGATATTATACTTCTTACATACATCTAAGATGGCCTGAGTTACTTCTCTACGTTTACCGTGCTTTGCAGCGTTTACAAATTCTTTAACAATTCGTTTCTTTTCTGTTTCTTTGAAATTTAATAATTTCTTTGTAATGTAATTTGCTTTGCGCATGAATGCAGGTCTGTCCAATTTTAGCACATCCCAATTATTACGACAGATTGAATACTTGTCATACGTATTGTAATACGATAACTTACTATAGTTACTACCATATTGCGCACACATATCATTATTCTGTAAAACGCACACAACTCTATGATTCCTTTCATGTAAATATTTTTGTGGTATCATATAGAATACTTCTGGTAATCCATTCATATCAATACCAACACATAAAGCATAATCGAAAGCATCTTTCTTTAATTGACTTTTCTTAAAGTTGAATCGGTATGTATTAGACGGGCGTTTAGAGTTGCGTTCTTGGTAGATATTGGAGGTTTTGATTTCTACCCGATAGCCTTTTTCAATAAGAACAGTATCATAAACGTCTTTGATAGGCGCATTACGTATTCCATTCTTAATTAAAGCTATAGAAGCTTCTAACTCTCCAATATCTCCTGTATCTTGTGGATTCATTAACATGTAATTACTCCACTTCTTGTTTCATAGACCATTTCTAATCTTTCAAGACTTTTTTTCATAACTTCAATAGTCTCTTTCATTTCTGGTAAAGACATAGAAGTAATTTTTTTATAACTGATAGTACGTTTCATTTATTTCACCTCCTTTGATTTTTTAGACCATGAACGCCAGTCTCCATAGACTGCTTCCCATTCAACGTCTATATCATCCAAATAAGACACACATTCTTCCTCTTGTTCTGGTTGGCATACGAGGCTGGTCTGCCTCGTAGCCTTTGGTGTGTGTCTTTTCTGGGACAAATCTCTCCATGAATAGGTTGGACGCTTGATTTTTCTTAGGTGTGTTTTGTGAACACTCATTCCTTCTGGAGTAAATTTGTACAGATGTCCGTGTTTTGCATCAAAGACTTGTTTGAATCTCAAACCAGTAGACATTAGATGTTCATCAGTAGATGAATACATGAAATCCCCATTGAATAGTTCACCAATAACTAAAGGAGACATTCCATTAGTCCAAAGATACATAGTCTTACCTTTGGCCCATGAAATAGACATAGAGCCTTCTACGTGTCGAGCTACTGCATCTATACCACCGTTCTTTAATGCTACAAGGATTGCTTCAGTATCTACATCACGCTTTGCGCTTGTATTATACTTACCTAAGACATTACTCTTATTATATACAACACCATTATGACATAGAGCCATTTTACTACCCATTAGAGGGTGATTGTTTCTATTTAACTCTGGTTTACCATGAGTTGCAGCTCTCGTATGTAACATGACCCATCGTGGGCTTCTATTCATACCAAAAGCTAGGTTCATAGTCAAACCACTAAGTTCATACGCTGGTTTGTCTGTTTTGTAATGCCTAATACCTGTAGGACTTTCATACGCAACGCCTGAAGCGTCTGTACCTCTGGACTGTAGGGTATCCCACATTTTCCTGAGGGCTGGCTGTGCCCACTTAGGGGCGTTTTCTGTACTACCTGTTTGGTAGTATCCTCCGATTCCGCACATGTTTATCACTTATTCCTATCAAAAGTCGCCTTCTGATAATAGGACATATGACCCACCCTATATAAAGGCTTTGTTGACCCTTTTCTGTGTTTTTCTATGGGTTAAACAAAATACAAAAAAAATAAAAATGGTCAGTTTTAGGTGATGACCAGCACCATACTCAAATAACGCACACAAATGATTCAAATCATAAATGAAAAAAGCCCTCGAACTGTTGCCGTGTGCGTTATTCTACCGTTTAAGTTTCAATCTCGTTATAAATATAATCATAACATTTGCCACATGTATGTTTATTATCTATGAGTATATCCCAACTTTCAGACTTACAATATTCACAGTTCATTTAATCACCCCCATACTTTTCTTCTAGTATTCTGTAGAGCATCCACATCCCTTGTAATCTACTGTCATTAAGCCCGTACTCCCTCCATGCTTCTATCTCGCCTTTAACGGCCTCTAAAGTCATACTATTACTTAATTCTTGGCTTAGTTTAGCTATTACTGAAGACATTTAAATCACCCCTATGAATATTTCTTCTTGGAAGTCACATCTTGCATGGTTATTATCACCATTATAATTGAATTCACATCTTGCGTAGGCTTTCCATCCATTTTCATCAGTAGTAAACACTCTTCTATCTACTCTATTCCAATGATATCTTTCTTTTGTGTGTTCTTGATTATATCCTCTTAATTCTACAGAAGCACCACACTTAGGACATCTAAATGAACAGTAATGATTTTCTGTGGCTTCACTGATTGGACCTACTCGTGAAAGTGGTCTTCTCTGTGGGCTGGCGTTTGTTTTAGTGTCTTGACTTTGTTTCATGTTTATCACTACATATCCAGTATCAAGGGGGTATATAATAGGCTACTATGACCTTTTAAGCACGAATCGGTGTTTTTAGTGTTATTTCTAGCGCATTTTAGAATCCCGTTAAAGGTTTGCAGGACATTAGACTTACAGTAATAATAATAATAGGAGTACCAATAAAACACACAACCAAAAAAAAGATGTGCATTATATGGTAAAGAACTAAATAATTCACACAGACAAATAAAACACACAGTAAAATAAAACACACAACCAAATAACACACATATTTCAGGATTTAAGAGCTGTTAAAGAAAAAAAAGTGTGTTTTATCTGGTAAAAGCCCAAATAACGCACATCCTATGGGTTAAACAAAAATGCCTGTAGATTTTTCTAGTGCTTTTTCTGGTCAATTCTGATAAAATTATAATTCTAAAGTTCGCTAAAAAGCGAACGTGTGGATTAATTGGATATTATCCAATCAATCCCGTTCTTTCTTTCTGTTTTATTCTTGGCTTACGATTTCTTGAAATCTTCTAATCACATTTTGGACATTAATTAGAGAGGTTGGTAACCTATTATTTTCTAATGTTTGTTGAATGTAATTTCTTAAAACTAAAAGACTTAATTCATTCCTGTTATATCTTCTTATCCATGTTCTGATAGCGTGATAATCTCCATAGCTATTTTCAAGGACTAAAAGAGTTTCATTATATGGACTTAAGAAATCGTCATCCTCTGAATTATTGCTGTTTTGCACTGGAGCGGCCGCTATTGCTTCAAAACCATTATTGGCCACTCTATCCCTAACCCAACCTCTTACGTGTCTATTTGACGCTCCAAAGCCTAGAAAATCGCACATTCCATCTACTGTGATTGGGTAATTTCTGCAGTCTTGATTTTTGTATTTTCTGTCTGCAGTTCTAGCTACAAATCTTTCCATTAGCTTAACCCAGTTTACTATTTTTGTAGCGTTTAAAGTTCCTTGAAATTGTCTAAATTCGACAGTTCCATAAGATGCCAAACTTACAAAGTTAATTACGTTATATCTAGCGTTAGAATCAAGGCCACGAGGTGGAGCTGTCATTGACTTATCTTCTGAATACATCTTTAACTGTGCATCAGTGATATTTGCCCACTCATCCTGTATAGGATTGTTGTAAGCGTGACCAGTTAAGACCCTTCGAGAAGGTGCGACTATTGCATCTATTACAGGCTGAAAGTAAGCGTAATTCTTAAGCAATTTAGCACAGAATAAACGAACAGGCTTTGAGTCAATAGCCTTGAGCTTTCCAGCTCTGTAATTGACGTTTACACGTCTTTTGGCCCAGTATTTGTTCAATACATCTACATGAAGGTGAAAACCACACTGTCTGTCAACTCTAGCCAAATCTTTAACAGCTTCACAAATTAGCTTCACTTCTCTCTCGATTCGTGGCATTCCAGCTAGTGGAGGGCTTACAATCTCAAATCCGTTACTTACTGAAGCATCTGAAACAGCTTTCCAACTGGACATAACTTCATGAGTGTATCCTTCATAATTTATGCTAATTCCTTTGGCTCTGATTGAGTCCAAAATATCTGCACGGGTAACCCCAGCGACTGGCTTTAGTTCAAGTTCCAAACCGACTTTGTACATACCTCTCCAGTAGCATACTACATATAAAAGGCACATATGGCCCAGTAAGCACAAAACAGGCTAAAGGTCATATTTTCTAGAGTTTTAGGAAGCCCTAAATGCACTCCGCAAAACTTACAAAATTAATCATTATTTTTACTATTATAATACCATTCCAAATAATACACATTCCAATTAATCCACACACTCCAAATAGTACACATTCCAAATAGTTAACACAGCCAAATAACCCACATTCCAAATAATGCACAAACCAAATAATTCACATTGGAAAATATCCAAATAATTAACACAAAGCGCACCAATAGACAGAGGTTTGCCTCGTGTAATAATCCAAAAAATACACACGATGCCGTACTAGTGGCCTGTCATGTCAAGGGTACGCCCCTGCTGTATGGAGTGAGTATGTCTACAAATTTTCTAAGGTTTCTATCAAGGGGGTCATATTATTTTTTTTTTGGAGTTTTGAACGGTAGGATTATATGTCCTTCCCTAGTAGAGGTGGTATGGTATATTCTAAGAAGAAGGGGTGGCCTAAGCAGTTTGTGCTGAATTGTGGGCGAGACCCTATGAGAAAGGAAGTATTTGCAGAGATGCAGCGTTTGGCAGATGAGGATGAGATGAGTTTGCAGGAGGAAATATGGGAAGCATTGCTGATACATACAAGAAGAAGGAAGTTATGAGGCATAAGATGTGGGTGGCTTGTTTGAAGCTTGACATGATAGAGTGGGTAGACTTAAATAGCAAGGGGCATATGACCTAGCATGAGTGATAAGGTTTGGAAGAAGGGCCATGTTTGGACCGAGAAGCATTTGAAGGCGAAGCTACGTTTGGTAGACGTTAGAAATTTTGCGAAGGCTAAGATGGCGGGCTTGAAAGACGACATACATGACAACGATTGGGGTCCTATAGGTGATACGAGCTTGAAGGACTATTTGACGGGTTATCATGCGGCGTTAGATGACTTAGCTAAATGGACAATGGAGCAAGTAAATGACTGAAGCGTTGGATTTGTGGATAGTGCAGTTGGATAATCTTCTTGGTCATGTACAGAAGTTTGTGGATGACAATCCTATGGAGTATGATGGTAAGGAGTTGAAGGCATACACGACAGGTTTGGGTATGATGGCAGTATTGATGAAGAAGATGATAGAGGACATGTTGAAGGAGAAAGAGGATGTGGAGGTGTAAGGCATGTGGTATGGTAATAACGCCATTGGATGTAGACATGCACGGTTCATTTTGCAGGGAGTGTCGCAATGAGTAGTTTGGCTACGTTGTTTTTGATGGTAGTTGCGTTTATAACGGGATTTTGGTTAGGAGTAAATACATATAGGGAGCAGTTGAAGAAGAACTTATGAGAAAGAAGCATGCACCTAGTGCGGTGTTCAAGATGACATTGTGTGGTCACGAGGCCACGTATCAGGAGTTTCAGAAAATGAAGCAATTAGACCGTAGATATATTAATTGTAAACGATGTTTACAGGCGTTACAGTTGAGGGATTTGATAGAAGATGGCGAAGTATAAGTTAAAGCATAAGGAAGAGGGATTGAAGTTGTATTTAGAGGGCAACAGTTTGAATGATGTTGCAACGATAATGCAGGAGCGTCACAAGTTTGTACCTGCGATAGATAAGAACGTAGTAAGGCGTTGGAGTGATGCGATGGGTTGGCAGGAGTTGATGAGTGACGTTAAGCAGGAGGTACGAGAGGCAGTTAAGGAGCAGGCGATAACTAAGCATGTAAATCGTTTGGAGGAGGTAGAGGAAGTACGTCATGCCTTTTTAGATAGGATGCGAGAGAAGCAGGGTGCAGATATTCGAGGTCATGAGTTTGCGAAGTTGACAGAGATGGCGGAGCGTATGTCTTTGCGTGAGAATGAAAAGCAGGAGTTAGTGGAGACTATCAATGATTGTATAAGTCAGGCATTGGAAGAGGTGCAGATGGATGAGAACGTAAAACAGCAGTTCCTTTTACGTTACATAGAGAAGCTTAGGAACGCAAGTAATTACATATGAAAGAGTGGTTTAAGAATTTAGATACGGTAAAGAAGTTGGCGATTAAGTGTTTGAAGGAGTTTCCGCATACACGAGACAGTGATATGGAGTTGTTTTATATGATTCTAAAGGATTACTATAGAGCAATACCTGCTGATAAGAAGCACAGTTTGTACGAGGAGCAGTTTTTGGCGGACTTGTATTTGTTGTTGAAGTTTGCACCTAGTAAGAGTAGTGTAAGTCGGATGCGCAGGAAGATACAGAACGATGATGGTATGTATCAGAGTACAGAAGAGGTACGCAAGCAACGGCAAGAGTTAGAGGCTAAGTTTATGGATTGGGCTTCTCGATGAAGTGGAAGTTTAATTGTCATTCATGTGGTACAGTATATCAGATAGAACACAGGCAGTTACACAAGACTGTGTTTTATACTCCAGAGAAGAAGGGCAGGCCAACATTATCATGTCGAGAATGCAATACAAAAGTAGTAGGTGATTTAGTTGGTGGGCGTTCATAATCAGGCAAGGCGCAACGAGGTATCTCGGTTATTGCGTATGAGTAATCGTAACAGGAATGCGATGCGATGGAGTAAGAATGAGACTGAGGCGCATATTGACATGAAGTTTGCGATTTGTAAGCAACTTAAGAAGTGGGGACACGAGTTTTACACTGAGGCTGTGTTTGACGACTCAGGATTACGGGCAGATGTGATAGATGCAGATGCAGGCGTGATATATGAGGTGGTGAATACAGAAGATGAGGCAAGTATTTTGCGTAAAAACCGTCATTATCCGTTAGAGATACGACCAATTAACGCACACAGTGAGTTTTCGGAGGAGTTGTTGCTATGAATTACAACTTTGACGAGGATTTAAAGGATGGAAAGAAGGGCGAACAGGTTATTCGCTTCTTTGTAGAGTCTACATTGGGTCAAAGGTACATAAAAGACAACGATACTAGCGCATATGACCTACTTTTTGAGGATGATAACATAGATTTGATAACTTACGAGGTAAAAACCGACCTCTGGGAGGTAGATTGGGGCAAAGGAGGGTCAGGAAACATGGCAATAGAGTACAAATGTCGTGGAAAGCCTAGTGGGATAGCAGTTACGAAGGCAAAATACTTTGTTTACTATTTAGTAAACGTATCTGACAAGCAGATTTGGTTAATTGAGACAGAAAAGTTACAGGATTTGTTATTACAGGAGAAATTTCCTAGTAAAACAGTGGGTGAGAGGCATTATGACAGTGATGAGAAGGTTGCAAAGTGCTATATGATACCTAGATTTGAGTACAAGAAGCATTTTGACATATATTCGTTTGATGGTGAGCGTTGGTTGAGGGAATTAGACGAATGATACGCATAATTAAAGATGGCAAAGTTATAAAAGAGACGCAGGACATGCAAACTTTAGTTCAATTCATAGATTATTATGATTCTGAGCCAAAAAGAGTAGAATTTAGCCTTAACTATGACGAAATCGAAGAAAGGAATAGACGACAAGCTGCTGAACTTAGCGATTAGTGGCGCATTGAATACGTTAAAGAGTACTCCGCTTACTTTAGAGGAGTTTATAGACGATGTATTGCGTCATTACATGGAATTAGAACCGGGAGAATATGTCCCTTTAGGACAGATGCACGCAGAGTGGGCCGATGCGTTTGAATCAGGCACGCATACGTCAATAATTTGCGCAAGGGGTCACTTGAAGACGTCTTGGGGCTTGTCTGCACTTGCATATCAGATGGCAATGCAGCCAAATTACCGTGCATTATATCTTTCAGCAACCTTGGAGCAGGCATGGGATAAGTTAGAACAGTTTGAGGAAATATGTAGACGTTCTTGGAGGCTTAATTCGTTTATGAAAGCGCAGGATGAGGACAGTAAAGTTACATGGAGGAAGGGTGCTAAGTATTTTAATAATGGAAGTAGGGTTCATGGTGCAAGTATTGGTAAAGCGTTAGAAGGTCCTCACGTTCACATGATTATTCTGGATGATATATTACAAGAGTTTCCTAATATGACAGATGATAAGGTAATTCACTACATAAAGCGTGTGGTTATGCCGATGAGGTTACCAAAGGCAAAGATGTTATTAGTAGGAACACAGAAGCGAGTAGGCGATGCAACAGATTGGGCAGAGCAAAACCCTCAGTGGAACTCAGTGCGTCATCCAGCTTTGTTAGAAGATGGAACGCCACGTTGGCCTGAGTATTGGAATCAGGAAAGACTTGACAAAGAGCGAGAGACTATGGGAAGTAGGGCGTTTGAGTCTGAGTATATGTTGAATCCATTGGACCCAGAATCTGCTGTTATACCTTACGAGGTTTTGAAACCTTGTTTGAAAGAAAGTATGGGCATGGGCTTACCTGAGTCAGGTGATGATTGGTTTGTGACTATGGGTGTTGACTTAGCAGTAGGTATGGACAGTCAGAATGACGAGTCTGCGTATGTGGTCATGGCTTATAATCGAGTTACAGAAGAACGTAAGGTATTGTATTGCTGGTCAGGTAAGATTCGGGCTAAGGGTGCAGGCTGGTTAGAGGCTCAGGTAGTAACGATGAAGAGTTTGGCAGACAAGTACAAGCCTGACAAGATTATGGTGGAGTCCAATGGTTATCAGAGATTGGTAGTACACACAGCAAGGGAATTAGATGGCATGCCTGTTGAGGGACACAACACAGGCAGAGAGAAACACAAGCATGATGTTGGAGTTCCTAGAATTGCGTTAGCAATGGAGCAGGGCAAGTATTTCATACCTTGGAATAAAGAAGCAAGAGAGAATTCAAAACCGGGAATGAGAAAATTAGTAGATGGTTTGAGTAGATTAATTTACGGTAAGAATGGAAGGCTTGAAGGACATACGCCCGATGCTGTTATGGCGCTATGGATGTGTGAGTTATGTGTGCATTATTTGGAAAAAAAGAGATTAGTTTTTACACGATGGGACTACATTTAGGCTAGGACATATCTCCCTTACAGAAAGACATATATACCAATGAGCCACACTGGGATTCCAGATGACAAGTTCACCCAGCAACGGAACACGAATGGAATTGTGGGGAATATCTGTTGAGACAAAACGAAATTTAAAGACGTTGGCAAAGGTCAAAGAGACGCCAGTATCTAAAATGTTAGAACCTGTTATCGAAGATTATATACACAGGCATCGTCATGTCCTTGAGTCGAGGAGACTATAATGGGAATATTTGACCGATTCAGGAGCAAGCCAGTTAGAAAGACCACTGGCATAGATGCGTTCTTAGAGGATGCAACCGCAGACATATCTAAGGATGCTAGAACTCCAGTATATTCAGGCGTAAGTACAGATACAGCATACAGACAATCTATCTTACCGCCAGTTGACCAATTTTATTTAGAACAATTAGCTGACAGGTATTCTCATCTTCGTACTGTAATCACTCGTATTGCTTCGCAGTCGGTCGCCAAAGGGTGGGAATACCAAGCCATTGGCAAAGGTGACCCAGAGCAACGCAGGATGGTAGAGAGATTGTTACGTAATCCTACTAACGGTAGCAGTGACATGACTGGTTCAGAGTTCTTTAAGGCAATGATTAGACAGTTAGAAGTCTTTGATGATTGCTGGGTAAGTATTGTGTATGACAGAGTTGCAGATGGTTCAGGTAAAGTTACAAACAAAATAGTCAAAGAACTTTGGGTAGAAGATGCAAAGCACATGCGATTTAACGTTGATGAATATGGTCGTTTTGTAGAAGAAGAAAAGTTTGACCCAGTTACTAGAGAGTTTATGGAAGGGGATGTAAATCCAAAGACAGGAGTGGAGTTGGAGTACATGGCTTACTATTACGATTATGAGGATGGTAAGATACCTTTTGCACGTGATGAGATGATTCACTTTAACAAATACAGTGCGAATGCTAGACTATATGGGCAGTCGCCAATTATAGGTCTTTCTAAAAAAATCGAAACAGCATTGGCCATAGAGTCATTTCAAAACAAAATCTATAGATTAGAAAGACCACCTAAAGGATTCTTAGACGTTCCCGGTCATGATGAGGAGTCACTTAACAGGTTAGGAGAATATATTGCAGAAGAAACAAGACGTAATCCTAATTTTATTCCTATATTAAGTAGCAGAGATGCAAGCACTACAGCGAAGTTTGTGCCTGTTATGCCTAACATGGATGAGTTGATGATGCTGCCTTACATGGACCGCATTAACAACGACATAAACGCATCGTATGGAGTCATGCCATTAGTCGTAGGACAGATGCAAGGCGTAGGCGGACTTAATTCAGAAGGCGAGCAGATTACAATATTTGACAGAACCATAAGAGAAACACAGCAATGTTTGGAAATGGGATTCATAAAACCGTTGCTAAAGCTTATGGAGATTGACACTTGGAAAATTAGATTTAACGACATTAACGAGCGTGATGAGACTAAGTATTTGAACAATATGAATCTAAAAGCACAGATACTTACACAGATGCAAAATGTAGGCGTAGAGATGGATTTAGACGCAGACGGTAATTTAGTATTGCCACAAGCTCCAGAGGTGGTGCGTCAGGATTTTCGAAACAGTACACAGGAGTCGCAGGAGGCCGAGGAGCTAAAAGAACATCTGGATACATGGAATCGGCAGCTCGAGAACTACGAAGAGTCCTTGTACAAGAACTTAAGCAACTAGAAAAAATTAGAACTTATGACGAATTGCGCACACAAGTAGATGACATTGCTATAATGTTAGCTAAACGCATGCGTGATGCAATAATAGATGACATGGATTTTGCATTTAGAAATGGTTATCAGTCTGCATATGGTGAGATAAAAGGTATAAGTAAAACAGCAGCTAAGGCACCTGACATGAGTCAACAAGATTTAGATATACTTACTATGCTTAAAAACGAAGGCGCTTTGTATAATGCGTACAATCAATTTCAAAATATACTAGTGCAAAAATTAAATGCAGCTATTGTGGCAGGAATATCACAGGGCAGTAGTATTCCTGTTATTGTGCAAAACATGAGACAAGTAGGCATTGGTGAAACGTATAAGCTTACAAGGATAGCAAGAACAGAAATAAGTCAAATAGCAAATGAGGGTAGGTTACGTGGCTACAAAATAGCAGAGCAACGTATGGGACAACAATTTAAGTATGGATTAATTATCGGTAAAGATAGAAGAGTATGTCCTGCACACAAAGAGTTAGCACAAAGACAACCAAAAGACGGAATGTTCTTAAACGATTTAATTATGTTACAACAAGAAGTAGGAGCGAAATATAGAATGAATCTAAGAGGTCATTCTTTGTTACATCCTAATCAAAGAACACAACTAGTGAGGATAGTATGAGTAGGATGCCTGACCATATAAAAATACATATAAGTAATGCAAAGTATGGTCATCACGGAAACGGAAAGGAGAAAGATGAGCAAACAGTGTAAGAAATGTTTAAGAGGAGCAATGACAGTCCATATAGCGGCTAACGGATTATGCGAAGAGTGTGAGTCAGATAGGGCGTGGAAAAACGCACGTACTCAAACTATTTTGCAAGCGCAAAAGAAACAACGTATGGATTATTACGAAAAAGCGCAGAAGTATGTCAATAAGAAATGGAAAGAAAAGTACGGTGACGAGCATATAGATAACGTCAAATTATACAAATGACACAACCTATTCGTATAAAAAATGACGAGTTGCTAGACGAGTTTTTTAAAAGATTGCCTAGCGAGTCATATGATGCATTAGATAAGGCAATGACAGATACTGCACACATGATACAAACAGATGCAATGCGTAATGTAGCCGATAGATATAACAAATCTGAATTTGGTAGAGATGGTGGAGCATATGATACAGGTAGACTTAACATGGGTTTTAGAGGCGTAGATGATGAACCAATGCGCAAAGTAGTAGGCAATAATGTGCGTTATGCGGCACATATGGAGTATGGTACTGGTCCAGCGATAGGAAGACCAAAGTACAGGCCGCCTGATGGTGCGTTAGCTGATTGGGCAGGTCGCAAAGGTAAAGATGAAGAGATGGTTGCTTCTAACATTTGGAATTTTGGTACACAACCACGTAGGTTTTTAGGCCGTGCATTTCATAAAAATAAACGTAAAGTACCAGAACTTATGGCTGAACAGTTAGCTGCAAGATTATCTGAGATAGCAAGACAACAGATTGGCGTAAAAAAACGATAACCAAATAATGCACACAACTGTGTGCGTTATCTGGTAACCCGAGTAAATATTTTTCTTTTTATATTGCCTCATGTGTGCGTTATTTGTGGCAGACGAAAGTAACACTGGTTGGAAAGTCTACCGACCAGAGTGGTATAATGACAGAGTAATGGAGACATACATCTCCGCTCCTATCGTTGATAAACAGAACGATATGATACCCACTGATACTATCAAAGAAGCTATGGATTTTTACATGCGCTACGGCGTATATTCTTACCGTCATGAAGAGATGCCAATCGGTTTACCTTTGGCTTACAAAATAAAAAACGGTAAAGTTAAGATTAGAGTAGGAATACACAGTAAAATCGGAATGCACGATAAAGTGTGGGATGAGATTAAACAATATGGACACACAGGAGCAAGCAGCATACGTGGGGAAGCCACAAAACAAGAGAAGGTTTGTCAATCAGAAAACGACTGCCACAATCGTATAAACGAACTTTCTCTTTGGAGCATATCTTGGGTTGGCGATAATCCTGCTAACCCAGAGGCAAAAGTCACGGATGTTGCTATGGTCAAATCTAAAAGTGTACAAGTCACTTTAGATGAGATAGAAGGCATGGTTGAAAAAATCATAGAGCGTAAAAAAGGCAAATACTGTTTGTACGCTAAAAAGGACCGAAGACTCTTGGGTTGCCATGATACCAAAGCTGGAGCTATAAGGCAGGAAAGGGCCATACAAGCGAGAAGATTCAGTAAATCTGATTTACTCAATGACCTTGTTACAAAAGTAGAAAAGTACAAGATACCAAATGGCGTAAGAGAAGAAGCGCTGGCAGGCAGAGAGCTACGTAAGAAGTTTGGATATGGTGGCGGTAAAGTTACAAAAGCAATAAACGCACATTTGATAAATAAAAAATATGTATCATATGGCATGGCAATGAAAATTCATAAGTATTATAGAAGACATGAAAAGGTAGACCCTAAAGGTAAAAACTTTGATAATAAGAAAAGACCTAGTAAGGGTTTGATTATGTGGAAGATGATGGGCGGTAACGCAGGTCACAGTTGGAGTAAAAGTTTAGAACAGAAAGTCAAAGCCGAACCATGTTGGACAGGTTATGAAATGGTAGGATTTAAGAACGAAGGAGGCAAACGTGTGCCAAATTGTGTACCTGTAAGTAAGAGTAGACATCCACAAACGCCTGCAAAGCCTAGCGAGAGGCGTAGAGGCAGTGATAAGAATCCAAAAGGGTCAGCAGGCGGACAACGTGGCGGAATCAAACTTAGTGAAGCAAACATAAAAACACTTAAGAATTATATTAAAGAACATAACGAAAAAGTTGGTGATGCAAAAGGCAAGAGAGCAAATCTAGGAGCATTAAAAGCTGTATTCCGTAGAGGCGCAGGCGCATTTTCAACAAGTCACAGGCCAAGTGTAAGAAGTCGTGACCAATGGGCGTTAGGTAGAGTCAAAGCATTTTTAAAATTACTAAGTTCTGGTAGGCCATCTAATCCAAAATATACTACAGATTATGATTTGTTACCAAAAGAACATCCTAAATCTACAAAGAAATCTAAAGAAGATACTGTAAAAGTAAATCCACCTAAAGGTTATCACTGGATGCAGACTAGAGAAGGTCCAGTATTAATGGAAGGAGACTACGAACCACATGATGGTGCAGTAGAGGCGTTTCCATTTACAGTATTAGAAACACATGAAGATGAAAGAATCATAAAAGCAGAGTATCAAGGACGCAAAGTAGAACTTAACAAACCACGCAGACTGTCTGGAGAAAACAAAAAGTTTGGAGTTTATGTCAAAAACGATAAAGGGAATGTAGTGCAAGTCAAGTTTGGCGACCCTAACTTAGACATAAAGCGTGATGACCCAGAAAGACGTAGAAACTTTAGGGCCAGACATAATTGCGATAATCCCGGTCCTAAACATAAAGCACGATATTGGTCTTGTAGAATGTGGAGTTCTAAAAACGTATCAGATATAGTAGGCAAAGCAGAATGTCCACCAGTAATAAAAACTGAAAAACTTAAAAAAACAAATCAACATTTAGATGATATAATGCGTATGATTAAGTTTGGTACTTTTTTACAAAAGAAACCTAAACGTGAAGAGGAAGGTGCGTCAAATCAACCACCGGGAGCGTGGATGGCAAACTGTAAGCTTGCAGCAAGAAAGTTAAGTGGTTTAACAGGCAATAAATTTACAGGAACTAGAGCAGTAATCAGAGATGAAGCGGCATGGTGTGCTGAATTATATAGAAATCCTGCTGCATATAGTAAACCGTACAAAAGACCAGATGGAACTACAGGAACTACCAGTGGATTCAAACTTAGAGACGCAGTAGGCAGAGCTAATTTTAATCCTAAAAAGTAAAACCCGAGTATTTTTTGTTATTTATATAGGCTGAGCCAAATAACGCACACATGAGCGCATGCAGTTGTGGAGGTACACACGAAGCACCTACCGAAATGGTAGAAGCTGAAAAAAGTGAAGCCTTAGACGAGCCAGTTATGGAATCTGACATAGATAAAGCAGATGAATTATACAAAGACATGGAAGCCACCCTTGGAAAACTCAAAGAAATCATGGCCTACCTTGAAGAAATGAAAGACGAAAAGATGGACCACGAAGAAAAAGCCGAACACGAAGAAGAGGAAAAAGAAGAGGAAGAAGAGGAAAAAGCCGAACACGAAGAAAAGATGGAAGACGAAGAAAAGGCTGAACATGAAGAAGAAGAGGAAGAAGAGGATGAAGAAGAAAAGATGGACCACAAGAAAAAAGACACCATTGATGAACTTCACAAATCACTTACAACTTTAAAGAAATACGGAATTAACGTATATTCAGGTAGCAGGAAAACTCCAGCACCTAAGAAAATTGACACTCCCGCAGTTGAAGAAAAAACCAACTGGTTTAACTTCTCCAAATCCTTGGATGAAGTAGCACACATGAAAGGAGAGGAAACAAGAATATGAGCAACGGAACAAGTTTCGAGGACTATGTTAACGCTTATTATGGCGGGACACTAGGTATCTCAAAAAGATATGGAATAGAAAAAAGCGCAACTGAATTGACTACAGCAGACGCAGATTACTTTAATGTAATGTTTGGAGCATCTGTATTCAATCAGCTAAACACAAGGTCAGAAGTATTTAAGCTTCTAAACAAAGCAGGTTGGACACAATCTGGATGGAGAGTCATGTACCAAAGACATGCAAACACCACTGGTATTGCAGAAGGTGACACACTAGGTACAGCAGACCAACCAGAACTCAAAGAAATGAGTGCAACCATCAAAGAAGTATCTACTCGCTGGGACACAACAACCAGAGCAGAGTTACTAGCTGACGCAGATGACGGAATCAAAGGTCTAGCAGCTTTCTTAAGAAAAGAAAACGGAGAAGCACACGCTTTCTTCCTAGACAAACAGTTACTAGCTTCAGTTAATACATCAGATGCAGCAACAGTTGCACAAGATGATTCTAACAACAACTTCGAATCTATTGATAAAATGACCACTTCTACCGCAGCAGTTGCAGCAGACAGTGACATTCCAAATCACATAGAAGATATGTACTTAGTAGACAGAGGTGCAGCAGGATTCACAGAGTGGATGCAGCCAGCAGCCTGTATTCAAGGTTCAACCGAAGGTACAGCCGAGGCATTAGATTTAGATAAACTAGACACATTAATCAGGTCTTGTTTGGAAAACGGAGCTAACTACCAAGACTTGTTCTTCTTAACTGGTCATGATACATTGTACAACATGAAACAGAAAATGACCACACACGGTTCAGGAAGCTTGGGTCAATTTGATATTAGACAACAAGCTGCAACCGCAGTCAATGGAGTAGCAAGCGAAGGTGGTTTAAACTTTGATACTCGTGTCGGTTACTATGACGGAATACCAATTTTCGTATCACAGCACGTTACAAAAGACACAGCATCTAAGATTTACTTGTTAGACAGAACTGCAATGGAACTAAGAATTGCAGCACCAACAACTTACATTGCAAGTGAAAACTTAGTTACAACCAACGCATTGAAAAAGCAATTTGCTTTCATCACTGCTGGTGAACTAATTGTCTACAGATTCAACACAAGCGGAAAGATAACAGATTTAGACCTGTCATAGATGAGGTATCTTAAATGGCAAAATTTAGGAATCTCAACCCCACTGGCGTTACTGTTGGCAGGCGTCATGGGGGCAGGTTATTTGTTGGCAAAGGACAAGTCATTGAAGTCGAAGAACCTGAGTTCATTGAAAGACTTGAAGCTCGTGGAGACTTCGAAGAAGTTAAGGAAGTCGTTGAACACAAGACTGGTGCAGGGGTTAAGACTAACGTCAGGAAGCCTAAATCTAGCAGCAAACCTGCTAGAGCCAAGCCCAAAAAAGAAGTAAAGCCTAAAAAGCCCAAGGGACTTAAGAAGCCTAAGAGGGCAGATTAATGGCAAATACTGAAACGACAAAGAAACTTACAAGCACTGTACAAGTCAGAGAAGTAACAAACGGAGCAACGGTATCTGTATTAGCAAGTAGTGGCAATTTTGCTACACTTATAGATGCAGTAGACGTAAGGATGTTTGATAAAGTCACCATACAGGTAAGAAACATAGACAATACTAGTACTCCTAAAGTAAGAGTGTTTGGTACTTTGTTTCCTACTCCCGGTGCTACACCTACAGCAACTACTCCAGCAGATTCTAAATGGGTACAGATTGGAGATGACATAGATATTGGGGCTTCTACAGGAGCAATCAAGTCTATATCTACAACTGCATTGAAAAAAATCTGTGTAGTAATCAGAGACCAAGGCTCAAACACACAAACATTCCCAGCAGGCGATTGTGTAGTGTTTTGTCAGGGCACTATATAGTGAATGGCAGTAGCAACTTGGGTTGGCGGTGATGGAACTGGTTCCGAGCAAACAGATTACGGTAGAGCTGCTAACTGGAGCGGTGGCGTAGTTCCTGATGCAGACGACCACGTTATAGTAGCCAATACAGGCCATAATTGTAAACTAGATGCAAATAGAGAAGCTGCATCTTTAACAGTCAATTCAGGGGCAACAATAGATGGCTCAGGTGCTAAAATATCTATAAAGAGCGAAGGTGATGGTTCAGGTGGAACTACTAACGGCTATGCTGTAAATTTGATTGGTATTGTAACAGGCAATTTAGATTTAGAAATAGATACGCCTGATACAACTAATCTTGATATTATACCTTCATCTGGAAATATTAGAAATTTAATTATTGATTTAGGTGATGCTGCTAGAATTGCAAAAATACAAACAGGCGGGCCAACACTTACTGGTAATCTTACAATAACGTCAGGTCAACTAAGCACAGAAAACAATTCACTTACAGTAGAGGGAACTACAAGCGTAACAGGAACATTAAATTGTGGTTCTTCAACAATAAGTTTAGGTTCAGGCATAACAAATGCGTTTGCTGTTGTAGTAAATTCTGGAGGCACGTTTAATGGTGGTTCTGGAACTCATACTTACGGCAGTCTTAACGTACATAGTAGTGCAACTTTGTATGCATTTAGTTCAGGAACTACAACTTTAAACGGCAAAAGTAATGGCCTACAAATATTTGGAACATCTGCAACCGATAGGATAACTGCGGCTGGAACTCTTACTATTGATACGGCTCAATCACCAGTAGTGCTTAATTGTGCTGATACTACAGGTATTAACAATTTAACAATGAACAGTGGTTCTGGTAGAGTTTTACGTCTTGGTAGTGCTACAACTATCGGTGGCGACCTTACACTTTCCGCAGGAGAAGTTAATACAGATTCTAGTAATAATTATGCACTTACAGTAAATGGAGATGTAATAATTACAGGAGGAGGATTAGTTTGTAATTCCTCGACCGTGTCTGTAGATAGTTTTACAATTTCATCAGGAGGTATTTTATCAGCTCCAGATTCGTCAGGAAGTTTAACTCTTAACGGAACAAAAAATGCTTGGTCATTTCAAAACAACAGTACAGGCTTCAATCATAATAACGGAACTATAACTCAAACTAATGCAGGACACATAAAATCTGTAAGTTCTAATCCGATGTATAATTTTATTATGAACTCAAGTTCTAGTGATAGCCACGAAGCAGTGTTTAGACCTAGCTCTGGAACTGATTGTGTTATAGCTGCAAACGAAGTAACAGTTACAAGAGGAATAGTAAAATTAAATACAGTAACAAACAACGCAAGTATGGGAAGTCTTAAAATAGGAAGCACAGGAACTTTTCAAGCGTCAAGCGGAACTACTACAGTAAGTAAAGAAGCCGATACTGGCGGAACGGATTTTATGTTTCATAACGATGGTACTTTTACTCATAATGACGGCAAATTTGTATTTGATGATGCAGGATTATCTAGTAGTTCTAATGTTAGATGCTCGTCAAGTTTTTATGATGTAGAATTAACAATGGGTT